GAACCAAGTCTGTTTGATTAGAGGGGGGCTTACTTTTGGGAAAAACAGACCCGAAGTCCAGTTTTAAAGGACTTCGGGCAGGTTTTTTATGCTCTTTGGAGTTTTAGCGGACAGCAATAATAAGGTATATGAGCCTTACAACTGCGACAAAGGCTTCCGTTTCTCGTACACGCCTGCAGGTGCCAAGCCGCGCTTCTACATTAACGGGCTTGCGGAGCTCAAGAAGGCATGCCGTGACTTCAATGCCAAGGAAGAGAAAGAGTGGAATGCAGCGCACGAGGACGGCAAACCGTACAAAGAGCAGAAGCTGCCAGAAGCGGTTATCTGCTCTGGTGAACGCGACTCGCTGTGCTGCAAGTCCATGGGTTACTTTCCTCTGTGGTTCAATTCCGAGACCTATCAGCTCTCGGTCGACGAGTATAAGGAGATAATGAAGTACGTCGAGGTACTCTACAATATACCCGATATCGACGAGACGGGGCGTCGCAAAGGCAGGGAGCTTGCACTGCGCTTTATCGACATACATACCGTATGGCTCCCAGAGAAACTACAAACATACAAGGACAACCGAGGCAAGCCTCGCAAGGATCTGCGCGACTGGCTCGAGATACACAGTGAGCGTAAGGATTTCCGTAATCTGCTAAGAGTGGCTATGCCGGCAAAGTTCTGGGTGCAATACTACACCAAAGAAGGCAAGATGAAAACGGAGGTGGATACAGCCTGCCTTTATAATTTTCTACAACTTAACGGCTTCTATGCACTCCATGATGACAACTCTGCGGTGACGCAGTTTATACGCGTAGAGGGTAACACTGTGATGCGCGTCAATGTCAAAGAGATACGTGAGTTCATCCGGCGATGGGTTGTTGATAGATTCGAGGACCGTAACATCCTCAACCTGGTGCTCAATACTACTAAGCTATCTCCTGCAGCTCTTGAGTCGTTGCAAGAGATTGACCTGGACTTCACCAATTACACTCCAGACTCGCAGTTCTTCTTCTTTGCTAATAAGACTGTCGAGGTGTGCGTGCCTACTGTATCTTGTCCGGATGGGTTGAAGGAGTATGATCCAGGTGCAGATAGCTTACACAACTTCGTTTGGGAAGAGAGCGTCATTCCTCATAGATACAAGGCTTTGCCCGATATGTTCCGCATTACGCGTAAAGAGGGTGACAATGGTCAAGCGTTGTTGGATATAGATATCCTTAACGTGAAGAGCAACTTCTTTGGCTATCTTATCAATACCTCACGACTATACTGGCGCGAGGAAACGGAGTTACCCTTCGGCGATGACCGCGAGGCTTCAGCGGCATACATCAAGGCTCATCCGTTCTGCATTGATGGTGAGGGGCTGCAACCTTACGAGATAGCAGAACAAAAACAGAATCTCATCAATAAGATATTCACATTTGGCTACATGCTACATCGATACAAAGATTATGCGCGCTGTTGGGCACCAATGGCCATGGACAACAAGATAGGCGAAGAAGATGAATGTAACGGACGCTCCGGCAAATCTTTCTTCTTCAAAACGCTCTCGTTTTTGGTTAATACGGTTAAGTTGTCCGGACGCAATCCGAAGCTCATGGATAATCCTCATGTTTTTGAGATGGTCAGCCAGTTTACAGGTATCCTGCTGATTGACGATTGCGACCGATATCTCAATCTTGGCCCGTTCTACGATAACATCACGAGTGATATGACGGTCAATCCGAAGAATAACAAAATATTCACTGTAAAGTTCGAGGATGCGCCTAAGCTTGCTTTTACCACGAACTATGTACCGCAGAACTTCGATCCGTCTACTGAAGCTCGCTCTCTGTATATGGTATTCTCCGACTGGTACCATCAGAAAACCGAGGATAATGATTATCGAGAGACAAGAGATATTCGTGCTGACTTCGGCAAGACTCTGTATGACTACGAGTATAGCGAGGACGAGTGGAACGCCGACATTAACTTTTGGCTTCAGTGTTGTAGGTTTTACCTCTCACTTAAAGACTCTGGCTTAAAGCTGCAGCCACCTATGGCCAACATGGTGAAGCGTCATCTTAAGGCTTCCATGGGTGCCAATTTCGAGGACTGGGCAGAAGGCTACTTCTCACCCGACGGCGAACATCTTGACGAATTCCTGCCACGTGACGATGTCTTCAACGAGTATCAGCGCTTTGCTAACGTAAACCGAATAACAATGCAGGCATTCACCAAGAAGCTCAAGTCGTTTTGCATACTATGTCCTTGGATTGACTGTATGAATCCGCCTGATCTCTGCAATACGGGCGGTCGAATACAGCGATCAGTGATGGTGGCACCAGACAAGCGCAAAACCAAGGACATGATTTATATACGCTCTATCCCATTAGACACCAAAACGGACGCAACCGAACAAGACCTTTGTTTCTCAACAGAAGACGAGAAACCTTTCTAATATTACTTTATCATTTCGCTTTAATCTTCAATGGGTAGGCGGGCTGCAGGTTTTAAAGACCTATGCAGCCCGCCTTTATTTTTATCGCAAACTCGCTTGCATCATTTACAGACTGTTCCATTCTTCCACAGGTTTTTGTAGGCTCGACTCTCATGGTGGCCTTTTGCTCCCCGACACCCCTTTATTATTCTGTACAAAAACTTTGTGATTTTGTAATGTGATGTTCCAAAAAATCAAAAAGATAAGTAAATTAAGGGGTTACGGCTTGTTCACAAACTATCACAAAAGCCTTCACAACTTCATCACAAAAAAAATAAGTTTGCAACACCATTCGAGCCTTGTATTGGTGTCACATTCTTCAATGTGCAATCACAAAACGCAACACAAACTTTGTTTAAAGTCAAAACACTGATAGCCATTCACTTAGCCATCATTATCATACAAATCACAACTTCACAAAATTTTCTTGCAACTTTATACTTAGCCGCACGTAAGGTAGAAGAAGGAGCGCACAGAAGACATAATTATTAAGACTTTTATCTCTACAAAGTAGGTTTATTGGTAGATTTTTCCTACTTTTGTAAGGTAAACAAAATTTCATCTTAAACCAAGTATCTGTGTCAAAATATCTCGTCTACATCTCCTTCAAGCCGTTCATAGCTCAATGGCTGCGCCATCACTTCGGCGACCCTGTAGTATTCCCGGCTCAAAGTGCAGAGAATGCTTGCATCCGTCATTTTCTCACGCGCCAGCCTGGTTCGTTACCGCTGACACGTGGCGATGATGATGTTGCTATCTGCATCCCCGACTCAAAGCAGAAGCCGGTCGTCACCTACAACTACCTTTCTGGCAATGCCCGCAAGGCTGTTGCCGAGTGCATCGAGGACACATTCAGGCTCCAGCTTTGGCGTGATCTCGCCGACATCGAGCTGTGTCAGTGCACACTACTCTCTGCTGTTAGAGCGTGGTGCGAAGCTAACGGCATAGATGTCGAGTACGACTACACGCTAAAGATGCGTTTCCAACGTATGCGCAACTCCTACCTTAAGCATGGTATCGACCTCAGACGCAGATCTCGAGTGCGCGACAATAAAAACTGTTAAATATTCTATAAATCGCACGGACAAGATGCCCATTTTTGTTCGCGCCCGTTCGTCACTTATGTTCAACATATAAATATAGCTCTATATGAAGTCGATAAAGCTCGTTAAGTCTGTAGCTTATGCTTACAGCACCCAACTCGAAGGCTCGGTCCTCATCGCCAACCGCACCATCCGCATCCCATCCAACATCTTGTGGCGCTCAATTTGTGTCAAAGATCATCCGTCTATGGTCTCGTCTACCAAGACAGATGACAAGAACAAGGTTATAACCACCACTTTGAAATTCCTTACACCTGACGATTTGAATATCAAGCGCCGTCATCTGGTGTTCAAGGTGACACTCATCGACGATCGTCAGTTTCTTGTTGGCTCCTCTGAGCGACCTTACCCGTCTGTAGAAATCACCGAGAACTGCCCCGATGCTGTCAAAGATAACCAGCTCAACGAGGTCGTTGTAACACACAAATCTCACGAGATACCCCCATATATTAAGGTATAGCAGTATTTTGTACCACAGGCTTCTCAAGCTACCTTTGTCGTAAATACTTATTATATGAAATATCATCTCGTCATATCAGGCACTATTGGCAGTTGGTGGAACGGTTGTTCTGCCGACTATGTCCGTTATGTGCTCAATAAGAATAGTGGTAAAGAAGTGCATGTCGGCTTCTGCTCACTCGGCGGCTTCGTTAAAGATGGCTTGGAGATTAACCAGGCTTTCCGTGACCACGGCAACGTACACGCTCACGCCTTCGGCATGAACGCATCTATCAGCACTATCGCCATGCTTGGCTGCAAGACTATCGACATCGTCAAGGGCAGCTTCTTCCTTATCCACAACGTGTCCACTCTCATCTACAAGTACGAGCAGAGCAACAAGGAGCAGATTGATGCTTTCGTGCGCAAGCTTCAGGCGCAGCGCGACTCGCTCAAGACCTTCGACGACGTGCTTGCCTCTATGTACGCCGACAAGACCGGCAAGTCTGTCGATGAGTGTCTCGCCCAGATGAAGAAGGGCAACTGGCTCACCGCGCAGCAGGCTCTCGACTTCGGACTTGTCGATTCCATACGCGAAGACAAGGAGGCTGAGAAGGCAGCCAACGAGTTAACCGGACAATTTACAAACTCTTACAACATATCTCAATTTAAGGATGCAGGCATACCGCCACTACCTCAATCACTTGCCTCGGAAGACGCAGCAGCTCGTGTCGCGTCAGTGGTTGACGGTAGCGGCAATCCAACTCCGAGCTTCATCGAGAAGACGTGCGAAGGGCTCAAGAACCTCTTCCGTAACCAACACGCATCAAAAACTTCAAACAAAATGATTAAAATCTTTGCTTGCGTCATGGCATTGCTCAATGCCACTGACGGTTTCGCAACTAACGAGGATGGCAACATCACCCTCACCCAGGAGCAGATGAAGAGCATCGACGATCGTCTTCAGGAACTTGAAGAGAAAGACAAGACTAACGCAAAGGCGGTGTCTGAAGCCGGCAAGGCTGTCAAGGAACTCAAGGACCAACTCACAAAGGCTCAGGACGAGTCCAAGAAGAAGGATGCTCAGATCGCAGCTCTCAAGGCCTCTGCTGGCACCACTACTGTTGATAATCCTGCCAACAGCGAGGATAACTTCACTGCGCAGGACGTGTTTAACCTTATTAAAGATGTATAATTATGGCTTCTGTTAAAGTAGGCAATATTACATTCGGTGCTGAAGAGCTCTCAAAGACTTTTCAGACCTACCGTTCAGACTTCCTCATGATGCCACTTCTCGCTCTCGGCGCACTTGCAGAACATTGCTCTGTACGCACCGGCATCCGCTACCGCGAGACTGTTGGCGAGATGTCTGGCAATCTCGAACTCTCTAACTACCAGAAGACAAAGTATGAGGACGCAGCTGTAGATATTACACCGCGTGTCTTCCAGACTTTCTTCGGCAACGTGGTGGCAGGTATCGATCCTAACGCCATCTACCAGAGCATTTGGGGCTCTAACGTTACTAAGGGCGACGGCCTGAAGAACGTGCCTATCGTCGTTCAGATCTGCGCATACCTTGCCAAGAAACTTGGCGAGAATATGTTCATGAACGCCTTCACCGCTAAGCACGATCCCGCAGACTTCTCCAAGACTGCGAAGTGGTTCGACGGTTTCAAGACCGTCCTCGACAAGGACGCTGCCGGAACCAACGAGCTGCAGAAGGTGCTCATCTCTACGACTCTCGGCAACCTCGTAGAGGGCGCAGAGTCTATCACCAAGGACAACGCCGAAGACATCATCAAGGAGTTCTATTGGAGTGGTACCGATGCTGCCGCTGCCAAGCTGCGCTCGCAGCCACTCAAGCTCTTCCTCAGCGACCAGGCTTACCACTGCTACACCGAGTGCTATCAGGTCAACCACGGCTCGCTGCCGTACAACCAGAACTACGACAAGCGCACTCTTGAGGGTGCGAGCAACGTAGAACTCGTACCACTGGCTAACGTTCCTGCCGACTTCATGCTGCTCACTCCGAAGTCTAACATCTTCCTCGTGTTCAACCAGCAGACCGAAGACGAGAAGTTCCTCGTTGAGAAGTCGCTGAAGAATCACTATGATGTAGACTTCATCGCCAACTACTTCTTCGGCACGCAGTTCCAGAGCGTATCGCCCGAGGTTCTGCGCTACTGGCGCAAGAAGGCCTGAACGAGGTCGCTAACATATTTGTTTAACATTAAAACTTATCATTTATGGCAAAATGTACTGGCGCCGCATCTATTTACGGCGATATCTGTTTCACACCGGGAGCAAAGTCGCTCCCTGGTGTACGTGGCTGGGTCTTCGGTATTGCTAAACGCGACATCTTAGGATGGCCAACCATCGGCTCGGAGACACCAAAAACGATGGACGCTGTCGCTAAGTATACCGGCGACTTCAAACTGGCTTCTGATAAGAAGTGGCACAAGATTGGTCTTATACCTAACGAATCGCAGCTGCAGGTCGAGTCTCAGGGCACTTACGGCTCTAAGACATTCAAGGTCACTGGCACCGCTGTCATTCCTGGCACCGAGGAAGCTGCCACCGGCTACATCTCTCTCGCCAACAACGACGAGATGGTCTACCTCTTCATCCAGCGCAACGGCAAGGCACGCATGGTGGGCAGCGAGGCGTTCTCTCCTGAGCTCACGCTCTCGCAGGACCTCGGCAAGGCTGCTACCGATACCAACTCTACAACAGTGCAGGCTGTTGCATCCGACGAGTATCCTGCTCCGTTCTACCCGGGCAAAATCGAGACCGAGGACGGCGACATCTCCGGTGCTACCGGCCTGCCGATTGTTGTCGCTGCATAGCGTTTTCTTTTTCGCGCAATAAATAGGTTTAAATTATTTAATTGGTTAACTCTGGGGCGGTCCTCACGATGGCGATCGTGGTGTCCGCCCTTTTAATTTGCTTTACAATGATAGATAAAAAACTCACAGAAGATATGCAGGCGTGGCTCAACGCCGAGAAGCACGACCGCGAGTCTGTTGCCCGTGGTGCGGAGATGGTTCTGAAGCTCACGCGCAACATGTCGATGTATCAGACCATCATGCGCCGTCCAGAGCGTTTTGAGTCGAAGGTGCGCTACGAGCTTCAGAAATTCTTGCCTATGCGACTCGAGAACATGACTACTCAGGATGTCAAGTTACTCGATGCCGAACTTACTCCACAGATAGCAGCTGCCATCGAGGAGCAGGCTAAGTTCGAAGCCGAGCACAAGGCTGAGGAGGACAACGACACTGAGGTTCCTGAGGGTGGCTACCTTCCTGCTGCTTCTGGCATCCGCCCAGATCATGACAACCTTCCTGAAGATGTGCGCAACATCTGGGCGGAGAATAAGGAGCGTTGGCTGAAGATAAAGAAGCTCTACAACACTCTGCTAACCTTCGAGCAGCCATGCGACCGCTACGAGTATCTCAAGCAACTGAAGGACTTGTGGTACACCTACAAGAGCGAACTCGGACGTTATGACGGCTACGTCGCTCCTTCTGACGATGCTCAGGCTGAAGGCGAAGAGCCTACGCCTGCCGATATCGCTAAGAACATCGCCAATGCGCGCTCGTATATCACCAAGAACGTAGACCGCCTCGCAGAACTCCGCCGTCTGTCGCGCGAGTCCGACGATGCGACTAAGGAGCTCGACGAGTACAACAAACTGCTCACAAAGGTTCGAGCCCGTGTTACCGTGCTCAACGACAACAACGCCCCTATCGGTGACGATCTGAAAACGAAGCTCAATGAAGCAGGCTTATCCCTTCCGTCCGCTGAGTGACGTTCCCACTCAGTACCATCTCGGTACTGGGCTACACACGCTCGGCTTGCTCAGATGGATTCTGAAGCAGACCGGGCGTGCCGACGTTTACGTATCTACTTTCTCAACCTCCGACGCTTTCCTCTGCGGTTTCCTACGTCTGCGCCGGCGCAAGCTGATAGCCAACGCCACGCTCGTAGCCGACCTTAAGGCTGCACGCAAGACCGTGCAGCTCTATCGGCTTATGCAGAGCTGTTTCGACCATGTGCATCTGGCGCAGAACCACTCAAAGATAATGCTTGTCAAGAACGAGAACTATCAGGTTGCTGTTATTAGTTCTCAGAACCAGACCTACGGCGACCGCGCCGAGTGTACAATGATCACTACAGACCTCAAGGCTTACTACTCGTTGCTTGCCGGTCTGAGAGGCATCGTCGACAAATCACTTGAGCTAAATGGATTATTCCAACGACTTACTGACAAAGATAGAAAACTATGCGCGGGAGATGATGACCCCGACGGAGATATCCGCCCTTTTGGGTATTGACGAGCGTGTGCTGTGCGACGACATAGCCACTGTTGGCTGTCCTGCACGCGCGGCGTACGTGCGTGGCGCATCAGCCACGGCGCTTGAGCTTCGCCGCACTCTTCACGATACGGCGCTTGCCGGCTCTCCTTATTCTATCCAGGAGTGTCAGCGTCTGCTTGCTGTCGCTCTGTCTGCTGTCACTTAGCATTCTCAACATTCAACACTCTACATTATTATATATATGCTTCCAGTTAACCTCGACGAATATTCGCGCTATGTCACCCTCGACGATGCCGAACTGCGTCAGCTCCGTGTCGCCGAGGGTGTATTGCTGCGTCTTCATCGCTTACGCGGCATGTATGCCTATTGGTTGCAGTTCCCGTCAAAGGTTGACAACGACCTGGTGCAGTACGATATGGCTATGTTCAAGGTGTCGCGCTCTCTTGCTTACGAGGATCTGCATCTGGTCAAGGTGCTACTCGGCAATCTTCAGCAGACTACGAAGGAGTTCATGCGCTGGAAGATAAACAAGTCTCTCGAGCAGGACATCGCTGCAGCACGCCGCGCCGGCGACTTCCGGTCGGTGGCTGCGCTCTCTAAGGTGCTCGTGGCTAACAATCGCACCGACAAGGACGACGAACCCGACCTCGAATTCGACAAGATAGTGCCTCAGAACTTCGAGCCGACAGACGACCCTACGGTTCTCGGCATCGAGCGCATCCCTGACCTGCGTGGCAAGATACGTGCTCTCTACAAGCGCTACTCCAACACTATGATACAAGATGCTGATTTCGAGGAGATAAAAGAAGAGATAAAACCCGACGAAGATGAGTGATTGCATTGAACAACCTAACCTTCAGTATTTCAACGACGCGCAGTATTACGCACTCGCCATGAACACACGCGACGAGGTAATCGTTGCCGGACGTGGTGTGGGCAAGGGTGCTATTCAGGCGCGCCGTCTGCAGTCGTGCTTTCAGGGTATGCCCGGCTCCATGGGCGGCTTCGTTGCTCCGTCCGTCAAGCGTTGCCTGACCAATATCCTGCCCTCCATGCTCATCCACCTCGAGCGATGGGGCTTCAAGCGCGACCTACACTATGTGGTGGGTCGGCGACCGTGGAAGAAGCTCCACTGGAAATCGCCTATCTTCACGCCGGCGAACTGGGAGAACACCATCAGTTTCTACAACGGCTCCGTCTGCAACGTCATCTCGCAGGACCGCTCGGGCACGTCCAACTCGATGTCGCTCGACTATCTCATCATCGACGAGGCGAAGTTCATCGACTTCGAGCAGCTCAAGGACGAGACCTTTCAAGCCAACCGAGGCAACGAGATGTACTTCCGCCATTTCCCTCTGCATCATGGCATGACCATCACTTCCGATATGCCTATCACCAAGAAGGGCTCCTGGTTCCTCAACTACAAGGATAAGCAAGACCCAGAACTGGTGGAGGTCATCGAGGGGCTGGTCTACCAGATATGGAGACTGAAGCAGAAGCTGCTGAAGACTCCCGACAAGCACGAGCAGATCCAGCGACGCATAGACGAGTACAACAAGCAGCTCAACTTCTTTCGCTCGCAGTGTTTGCTCTACCGCGAATATTCATCAATCGAGAACCTCGCACTCCTGGGCGAGGAGTTTATACGCCGTGCCAAGCGCGACCTCCCACCGCTCACCTTCGCCACGTCTATCATGTGCCAGCGTGTGAGCATATCGGCTGACGGCTTCTACGGTGGCATGAGCGAGACCGCCAACCTCTATACGGCACCCAACGAGAGCGTGCTCAACCTGCACAACCTCGCCAACGCCGAGGGTGGTGCGCTGCCTAACGACTGCCGCATGGATGCCGACCGCAATGACAAGCTGCCGTTGCTGATAGCCTTCGATACTAACAACCTCATCAACTGGCTCGTCGTCGGTCAGGTGCAAGGCTCAAAGCTGCGCGTGCTCAAATCGTTCTTCGTCAAATACGAGCGCAAGATTCCTGAGCTGCTCGACGACTTCAATACGTATTACCACTATCATCGCCGTCGTCAGATCATCTTCTACTACGACTCTACCATGGTGGGCACCAACTGGGGCTTGCACTACAACGACCCTCATAAAGAGGTGGTGCGCACGCTGCGCTCGATGGGCTGGGCGGTGCGCGAGGCTTATCTCGGCAACCCGATGAACCACGTACAGAAGAACGCTCTCATCAATAATATGTTTCGCGGGCGTGCCCGTCTGCAGGTGCTCGTCAACCGCGACAACAACCCCGACCTGCTCATCTCCATCACCTCTGCCGGTGTGTACAACGGCAAGAAGGATAAGCGTGGAGAGAAGCTCGCAGAGACCGAGGAGGATAAGCTGGAGGCTCGTACCGACGGCTCCGATGCCTTCGACGTGCTCTGCATAGGCGCGGAGACCAAGCCGGTGTTCCAGGGCACCGGCGGCACAACCAACACATACGGCTAAAATCTCATTTCACATTTATTTTTTGTTTATACTTTACACCGCTGGCGCGTGATGCGTCGGCGGTTTTTTATTTGTATTAAACTTTTGTTGAAAATAATTGGCGTTTTTCTTGTGTAATCAACAAAAGTTTATTACCTTTGCATTGTGATAAAAAACTTATCGCCTATGAAGAAATTAAAAAAATCGAAGGAACTTAAGAACAAAGAAAACGATTTGCTTTTCTATCTTGAGTATTGGAAAAAGTTCCCCAATACTTTTAAAAAGATAGCACAGAAAGAAATCGAACAACTTGAAGATGACATCAAGAATGACTGAAAAGACTCCTCTCCCTTAAATGGGAGGGGGAGTTTTTAAAAATAGTTCAAACAAAATATATTATGACAGATTTTAAGAATAAGATTAAGGCTCTTGCTGAGCGCAATCGCTTGGCAACGACCGATGAGGAGCGTGCAGCGGTAGCGGCAGAGATGGACGCTTTAAAAAATGAGAACGAGCAGGCTTTCACCGAAGCTCTGGAGTCTCTCATCAAGGACACAGCAGAAGACGTGCAGGTGCAGCGCATGGCTGAGCGTCTTGGCGAGATTACCGACATGGTGTCTATGGCGTACATAGCCAAAACCTACTTCAAGAAGTCGCGCTCATGGCTTGCCCACAAGCTCAACGGCAACATCGTTAACGGCAAACCGTCTCAGTTTACAGAAGAAGAACTAAAGACCTTACGCTTTGCCCTCAACGATATGTCTAACAAACTGAACTATATGAGCATTGCTTTATAGCGAAAGTTTTATGCACACCAGCCTCGGAGCCTCACGGCTTCGGGGCTTTTTTGTTGGCAATTGCCAACCTCGCACCGTCTCGCCTTACCGCTGATGAGCGTCCTCGATGTGGTGCTGTCTTTCACGATGGGCGCTAAATCCACAAGCCAAAATCACATACTCGGCACAACCTTCTGCATATTCCGCTAAAGGCGAGGGCGGCAATTGCCAACTCGGCGCAGGGCGGTGTAGTGCTGCATAGACAGAAAGTCTTGCACTCTGCAAAATCGTAATGCTTAACTCGTTGATTTTTAAGCATTACGATTTTGCAGGTATGGAAAAGGTACGCGAAAACGCGCTCATTTCTCTATTCTGGGCTTCTTTTTATTGCGGAAAAGAAGCAAAAACGCTTGCGAAAACAAGTTTTCGAGTGGTATTCTCTGGTAGAGAATGCTATTTCTTACATCTTGCGCTGTTCCGTTCGAGAGCATTTTAGAAGATTATTGTACATCGGGTATAGTGTCGTTTTTACTTCGCGAATTTACGGCGGACGGCTGCCACCCAAGCACCGATGCTCTAAAGTAACAGAAATTTTACAGCAGCCTTCCGACTTTTATTCCTACGGCTTCCTTCAAAAACTCGGTTTTCCATAAAATTTCAATCCCTTTTGCTTGTCCTCTCGCCTTGCTTCCACCGTCTTTTTGCGGCGTAAAAAGCGAAATTCGACCCGACGTGAATAAAAAAAACTCTCTACGGGCTGCAGATGAGATGTGTAAAAAGCTCTCTTCTCGCCTCTGAGAATAAATTTAAGGAGGACAAAAAAATGAAAACAGCCAGTTTCTACAGCTATTTGCCAAAGCGCTACACAACCGACAACGTGCAGACCGAACGCATCAGACGCTTTATTTATTCTTTCAAGCGTGGCGACCGCCATGCGGTAGACTTCGCCATAAACATCGTAAGCGAGTGTCTTAACAAGTGGTATGGCGCAAGCAATCAAGACTATGTACTCGTGTGCGTTCCGGCGGCTACAAGCGCGAAGTATAACCGCCGCTTTAAGCGTTTCGCCGAGGAGGTAAGCAAGCGCACCGGCATACAGAACGGCACGGCACACGTGATTATCTTCGGCATGCGCGAAGCGAAGCACAACAACGCCGCGCACATCGTCAGCGAGTCGTATGGCTACTACGTGAGCACCGACCCCGACTTCTTCGCAGGCAAGAACGTGATACTCTTCGACGACCTCATTACTACAGGAGCCACGGCGGAGGAGTTCGCCGCCGAACTCGCAGCGGTAGACGCTAACGTCATCGGCGGCTTGTTTCTCGCTCGCACCAAACTCATGAATAACCATTAAAGCCAAACAATATGAATAATTTTTCAGAACTCGTTCGCGAAGAACGCCCCGACTACAAAGTATATAATAGCGGTTTCGACTCGCTCAACAGCGTTGAACTCATAAGCCTAATAATAGGGCAGGGCAAAAGCACGCGCGCAGCCATGCAGCAGGCTCGCCAGATAGTGAATATTTGCGGCGGCAGTCTTCGCGACATCGCCACCCGACGCACCGAGGAGCTGCAAGTGGTGCAGGGCGTAGACCCTAAGAAAGCAATGACACTACAAGCAGCGTTCGAACTCGCTAAGCGCATCGAGCGCGAAGCAGCAGCCGACCGCCCGAGCTTCAGAACCGCCGAAGACGTTTGGCGATACTTCCGCCCGATTGTGGGCACGGCAGACCATGAGGAAGCGCACGTGCTGCTCATGAACAATAATTTCAAACTGATTAAAGCCGTGAAGCTATCAAGTGGCGGACTCACCGAGACAGCCGTAGACGTGCGCGTCATATTGCGCGAAGCACTCGTCAACAACGCCACCACGCTCACCCTGATACACAACCACCCCAGCGGCAACCCATGCCCGAGCCGCGACGACGACCGCATCACGGCGACGCTAAAGCAGGCGTGCTCTACAATGCGGCTCTATCTTATAGACCACGTCGTCGTGACGGATAGCACATACTACAGCTATTCGGAGGAGGGCAAGCTATAGACCGCATCGCACCGACCTCACGCATCGAGGTCGGTGTGGTCGCAACCATTTCGTTGAGCTCAACAAAATGGTTGCTTCTCTTCCCACCCACCGCCCTTCCGCCCGCCGCAAAAACGCCTGCAGCATTTTTGCGGCGGGTCCCAAAGAGGTAAAAAGCCGTCGTCGGAGGCTTTTTGTTGTCTTTTTAAGTTCAGATCTGTCTGCGTATCTTTGCTGCAGGTTTTTAATTAGGGGATACTAATGTTGTTTAGTTTTAATTGATTCAGTTATTTTTTCACGTTTATCCTTGCCGCTGGCGCGTGACGCGTCGGCGGCATTTTACATTTCGTAGTAAAATAGTTATTGTTTTGTTTGGTTATTCGTAGTAAAATTACTACCTTTGCAGTGTTGAATTATTAAACAAGCGATCTATGAAAAATGTAAAAGTTTCTAAGATTCTGAGAATCTTGACTGACGACGGTTGGTACTTAGACCGTTACAACGGGGACCACAGAGAGTTTAAACATCCTACAAAAAAGGGTGTTGTAACTGTCAACGGCAAGCCTTCAACATCTATCTGCGGATGGCTCCTCAGTAGTATTGAACGGCAATCGGGGCTTAGGTTCTGACAAACTGGGGTGGAGCTGAAGCTCCGCCCCTTCCCCCACACACATTCGAAGCAGACGCTTGTTTTGATATTCGACAAAGAAAGGTGGCGGTCGTGGCTGCCACCTATTTTAAGATTAACATATAAAACAATATATTATGAACGATGTTGTGATTAAAGCTGCCCGTACTGCTGACGGCTACTGTTGTGCTTGCGACTTACTGCCGGGTTGGGTCGTTGCCTACGATGGCGACCTTGAGGGCTTTAAGGAGTATGTCCAGGAGAGTGTTGACTTCTGGCTCGAAGGCAGACGTAAAGACGGTGATGCATACCCGGAGGTGTTTGACGGTGAGTATAGGCTCGTCTACGATTTTGATGTGGCTACGTTGCTCGACTACTATCGTGGCATATTCTCGTTTGCCGCTCTTCAGTCAATAACGGGCATCAACCAGAAGCAGCTCTCACACTATGCGAGCGGCTTGTCGAAGCCGCGCCATCAGCAGGTGGAGAAAATAAAGTCGGGATTGCGCCGACTTGCCAAGGATATTGAAATGGTCACTGTTTAATAAATTCAACACCGCCGCCCGACCAAGCGGCACCATGGCTGCTGCAAGTTTCTAATTCGCAGCATTCATTATATTAAAGAGCTTATTGGAGCCCTCGGTGCGTGACGCATCGAGGGCTTTTGTAAAAATAATTAAGTTAAGTAACTGTTCAAAATTAATTTTATAAATATGAATAATTCACGAATAAGTTCGTACCCACAGATGCCAAGGCCCTGTTCGTACAATAGAAAAGCGAGTCCGTAGTCTCGTAATCTAT